CACAATTCCTTTATTATATATTTACCACTAGTATCAGGATCTAATTCTGCAGAATCTTTTCTTGATATCTTAGGAAATTCACATGTAATAATATTACCAGCCCTCAAATCAGTATTACAAGGAACAGTCATACTTAATGTCTGAGTAAACAATACATTATACCTCATAATTGCTTGTGCTTGATACTTACTAGGATCAGCATTTTCTTCTTGCGAAACTCCTTGATCCATTGTCCCAATATCAATTACACCAGACAGAATTCTGGTTGGAAGATCATCCAATGTTCTTTCAGCTTTATCTGATATTTTAGGAAGTTCTGATTTTACTTTCTTTTTTCCAAGATTTTTAATCTTATCGTCTTGTAATTTAAATTTTCCCCTTTCTGGTGTGGTAAATGTAAATGTATTTGGATTAAAAAACATTCTTTGACTTGAATATGTTCCCAATCTTAATTTTTTTAATAAATCCTGATTCTTATCTACATTATACTTTAATATTCTATAATCATTATTCCTCTCTATAGAACTCTTAGTAACTTCAGTATAAACATAAGTTGCCACAGAATCTTGTTGAATCATATCATCAATGGATCTGAATTGAAATCCATCCTGAGTTTGATAAAATAAAAATCCTGCTGTCCCATCTCCTGATGATTTTGGAACTGCCTTAGATGCTAACCATGTTATTACACTAAATGGTTTTCTGTTATTACCAATAAAACTATACTTGTTACTACTACTATCTACACTTCCATCTCCAAATTTAGATACTAATGTTTCTCTAACAATATTTCTAACAGATTCAGAAATTGGACCAGTATATTTCCTAAACACTCTTGTAGTTTCATTGGTTATTGCTTCCCTAGAAACTAAATTTAATAGAAAAGTTTCTCTCTGTGTTTCTGATATAACATCAGTAATACTAGAAACATACATATATTTTTTAACATCACTGGCAAAATCAATACCATCTTTTTCACCACCATCATAAGAATTTCCTTTATCAAGAATTTTAACAATAACTCTTTCACCACCTCTTAATGGAAGACCATTATAAATTGATTGCTTTTCACCATCTGTTTTCTTAGGATCTGATACATCTTTAGGAGACATTGAATCTCCAGTATTAACTACCCTTACTCTTGCAGTAATAGTTGGTGAAAATATATCCTCATAATAATCAAATGCAACAGTACCCATTCTAAGATCGGCAGTTCTCTCCTGATCATTAGATTCTATTGTTATTTGTTCGTAGGTTGCTGGATTTGCTGCTGACATTATGTGTATGCTAAATCTAATAAAATTTGTTGGTCTATCATACTATTTAATGATTCTTCCATAACGTATATTGTAGAAGAAGAACCACCAGGAGTTGATATATCTGGAGGTGGTGGAGCATCATCAACCACAACAATATCTTGACCTTTTCTTTCTGGAGTTATATTAGAAACTGGTGCAGAAGGTTTTGTAGTTGATATCTTTGCAGGAGAAGGAGAAGGAGAAGAAGAAGTTGATGAAGAAGATTGTGTAGTAGTTGATGTCTTCTTAGAAGTAGTGGTTGTAGGAGTAATTTTTACATCAGTATCATCTTTCTTCTTAGGTTTCACCTCAACTTCTTTAGAATCCTTTTCACCCTTTATTGGTGTTGTTGGTGAAGTACCAGATTTAAGATCAGTATTAACTGCCTTGGGTTTTTTATCTTTAGTAGGAACCTTTGTTTCAGTAGGAGTTACTTCTTTTTTAACAAGTTTTCCAGCATCACCTTCAGCATCCCCAGTAACTTTTGTAATTTGCTTAGTAGCATCCGCAAGTGCGACATCAAGATTTTCTTTTCCTTTAGATACTTCTCCACCAACTTTTTCCAAAGTTCCTTTCAAACCTTTTACTTCTGTAGGTTCTTCAGGTTTTTGTGCTTTACCTTCTTCTAGTTTACCATCCTTTGCAACTTTCTTAGGATCTTCATTCTTTTTCTTTTTAATAAGACCAAGACCTTCACCAATATTCTTTAAAATATTACCAAATGCATTTTTAAGCCCATTAAACTTTTCTTTTATATTATCACCAACCTTACTAAGATCAACTGACGTAATTTTTTCCCATGCACCACTAATGGCACTACCAAGTTTTCCAAATAACTCACCAACTTCTTTAAAGAAATTACCAATTTTATCACCAATATCTTGAAAAAACTTAATTATTTTTTTAATAAATTCAATTAATTTTGGTATTTTATCAACAATCCAACCAATTAATATGGTAGAAATAAAGTCAATTATTTTTTGTAAGATACCACCAGGTTTATTCATAGACCTGTTGGCATCTGGTTTTTTCTTTGCGTCGTTAGCTTGCTCTAAATTATTCTCCTCCTCTTCTCTTTTTTTCTTATCCGCCTCCATCTTACGTTGCTTCTCATCCATCATCAACTTTTTCTTATCAATAGCCGATGACTTTTTAGTATTTACTTTTACTATCTTATCAGTATTAGCAGTACTTTTAACCAATTTACCACTGGCACCACCACCACTTCTTACTATTGCACCACCACTCCTCATTGCACTTGATTTTACAAGAGAACCACCCATTTTTAAACTACCTTTCGCAGCAACCTTTACTCCACCTTTTACGGCACCTTTTACCATGCCTTTTAGTGCTACTTTTGCTATTGCTGCTAATGGTGCTGGCATATTAGTTCACCAAATTATAATTGATTTTGGCATATAATGTATAGAAGTTACTGGGATTTGAAGATGCAATAGCAGGAACTTGTGTCGATTGTCCTTGTCCAGTAGGCATAGTAGGACGATCACCTTGTTGAGTGGGTTTCTTAACAACCACATTAGGTTTTGGGTCTCCAACTGGACCTGGTGTTGTTGGTGGTTTTACTCCTGATATTTCAGGATCTTTACCCTCACTTGTTGATACTTCTGCAGATGGTTTACTATCAACTTTTGCATCAGGTTTAGGTGCAGGAGGTGCTGATTCTCCAGTAATCTTTGCTTCCCATTTATCTCTAATACCTTTCTTTGTTTCCTTCCATGTTACTCTTGCTTTTTTCCAATGAAGTTTTCTTTCAGTACCAAATAATGGAGAAGTTTTTCTAACATTATCCCAGAATTCCTTTTTCGTCTTATTAATTTCATCATTCATACCATCTCTTATACCATCAAGCCTATCCCTTTCTGCTTTAAAGTCCATATAAGCAGCTTTCTGTTCATCTGTTCCGTGCTCCATTACATCAACCATCTTACCATCTACTTCAATTTTTCCACCAGATGTTACACCAATTTCTTTCATATTTTTCAATTTCTCATTATTCTTTTTATGTGCCTCTCTAAATTCTTTACCACCAGCCATCGCAGTTCTTATAGCATTAGCACCTAAAACAGCAGCTCCAATACCAGCAATAACTGCTAATGTTATTAATCCTACTGGAGATAATAAAAATCCAATTATAGCAGCACCAACCGTTGCAAGTGCAGATGCTACAGATGCTATCAAACCAGGTAAAGCAAAAAGACCACCACTCAAAGCCATCATTATACCACCAACAACAGTTATCGATCCAATTATAGTACCAACAAGTCCTGCAAATTTTAAATAATCACCTTCCATAAATGCCTGAATTGCCTTCAGACCTTTATCCATTAGAAATCCACCAAATATGATCATAAAGAAATCTTGCAATTTCTGAAGAATACCACCAACAGAATCACCAATAGCTTTCACTGGTGATAATAAGGCGTTCTTCATCTTTTCGGGTACTTTCTCCAATAACCCTTCTTTCTTCTCTGCCTTAGCCTTTTCACCTTCTAGTAAAAGAGTTCTTTTCTTCTTTTTCTCAGCATCCTCTTTATCTTCCTTTTGCTT